TGGGGAACTGTGATCGCCATCGCTCACAGTCACCCTGATGCCACGACTCATCCAAGCGAACTGGATAAAGCGCAATGTGATGCAACGCTTTTACCCTGGCACATCGTGAGCTGGCCGGAGGGGGATTTACGTACCATCCAGCCGCGCGGAGAACTGCCGCTGCTGGAGCGTCCGTTTGTGCTTGGTCACTTTGACTGCTGGGGTCTGGTCATGAGCTATTTCCGCCAGAACCACGGCATTGAGTTGCACGATTACCGGGTAGATTACCCATGGTGGGAAAACAATTATCCGGACAACTTTTATCAGGATTGCTGGTACGAGTGCGGCTTCCGGGAATTCGACGGATCGCCGAGGCCTGGCGATATGGTGATCATGCAGGTCCAGGCCGATAAGTGGAATCATGCGGGGATCCTGCTTAAGGACAATATGCTATTGCATCATCTGTACGGCCATCTGAGCCAGCGTGTGCCGTACGGCGGTTATTGGCAGGAAAGAACAGTTAAGTTATTGCGTTATAAAGATTTATTTCTGTATTAAATTTATGTCATCAAAAATCATTCTTATATTGCAGCCAAATTGAATGGTGTTAAGATATTTCCGATTGTAATTAAGGGAAATAAATGATGAAGAAAATAGTCCTGATAGTTTTAACTACCATGATTTTATCTGGTTGCGCGGTTCGAAAGGAAATGGTCCCTATGGGGGGAAGCAAGGCCGATGGTACTGTGAGAATGGGTTATACAGTCGGTCAATTTGAAAAGCCTGTTGTTGACCTTAATCAAGCCGCATCTTTAGCCGCCCAAAAATGTAAAACTTGGGGATATGAAGGTGCAGAACCTTTTGGCGGACAAACTAGCCAGTGTGGACAGATGGATGGTTTTGGGAGTTGTATTATGTCCAACGTATCTGTCGAATATCAGTGTACCGGCGGTAAAGCTGCACAAAATTGATATTTAAACCGCTTCGGCGGTTTTTTTATGTGTGGAAATTGTATGAAAGAGGTTATGAGTCGAATTGAACTTGGCGGAGTTCTTGGTAAAACGTTTGGAAAAGTTCACCATCGCCTGATTTCCCGTGTGAGTGAGGCTGGTGTTGCACTCGCGAAGACCATTCCCGGATTTGAGCAGTTTATGATTTCCAGCCAGCGTCGCGGGCTTACATACTCTGTATTTAAGGGTAAAAGAAACATTGGTGAGGATGATCTTGGCTTTCCGGTTACCGGTGAGGTTATCCGCATCGTTCCGGTAATCATTGGTAGTAAAAAAGCGGGGGTATTACAAACAATCCTTGGCGCAGTGCTGGTCGTTGTCGGGGTGGCTGTCGGCTATTTTTCAGCAGGTACGTTATCTGCAGCCGGGTATGGTGTCGCACAATTTGGTGCGGCGATGATGGTCGGCGGGGTTGTGCAAATGCTTTCTCCTCAGCCAACCGGACTGGCCAGCAAACAGAGTGCGGATAACCGCGCCTCATACGCTTTCGGTGGCGTGACAAACACCGCGGCTCAGGGTTACCCGATACCACTTCTCTACGGTCGCAGGCGAATCGGCGGAGCGATTATTTCTGCCGGAATTTATGTCGAAGATCAGCAGTAGATAACAAACCTTTTTTCAGGCCACCTTCGGGTGGCTTTTTTATGGGCGCAATATGGCTACTGACAAAGTGTTAAAGGGCCGCAAGGGCGGCAGCTCCAGTTCTCGAACTCCTACCGAACAACCTGATGATCTGCAATCTGTTGCGAAGGCTAAAATCCTTGTTGCGCTTGGGGAAGGGGAGTTTGCAGGGCAGCTAACCGGCAAAGATATTTACCTGGACGGAACAGCACTTGAGAACGCTGACGGAACGCAGAACTTTAGCGGCGTGACGTGGGAGTTTCGTCCAGGAACGCAGGCGCAAAATTACATTCAGGGCATTCCCGGTACCGAAAACGAAATCAGCATGGGTACTGAAATTTCCAGTGTTACCGCATGGACACGCACTTTCACTAACACCCAGCTCTCGGCTGTACGCCTGCGTCTAAAATGGCCCTCTCTGTTTAAACAGGAAGATGACGGGGATTTGGTCGGCTATTCGATTAACTACTCGATCGACCTGCAGACGGACGGCGGAACATGGCAGGCGGTACTCAATACCAGCGTGACCGGGAAAACGACATCAGGTTATGAGCGCAGCCACCGAATTGATTTACCGCAGGCTGGCAGCACCTGGACAATTCGACTGCGCAAAATTACCTCCGATGCCAACAGCGCGAAGATCGGCGATAAGATGACCCTGCAGAGCTTCACTGAGGTGATTGACGCCAAGTTGCGCTATCCAAACACTGCGCTGCTCTACATTGAATTTGACTCCAGCCAGTTTAATGGCTCAATTCCGCAGATATCATGCGAGCCACGCGGGCGCGTTATCCGAGTACCGGATATTTACGATCCTGAAACCCGGACCTACAGCGGGACATGGACCGGGGCGTTTAAGTGGGCATGGTCGGACAATCCCGCGTGGATTTTTTACGATCTTGTTGTTTCTGACCGGTTCGGCCTCGGCCACCGCCTTACCGCAGCGAACATCGATAAATGGACGCTTTATCAGGTTTCCCAGTATTGCGATCAGATTGTGCCTGATGGCAAAGGGGGAAACGGTACCGAACCGCGTTATACATGCAACGTGTACATTCAGGACCGGAATGATGCTTACACAGTCCTGCGTGATTTTGCTGCCATCTTCCGTGGCATGACCTACTGGGGCGGGGATCAGATTGTGGCCCTGGCAGACATGCCGCGCGATGTAGATTACAGCTATACACGCGCTAGCGTTATTGAAGGGCGTTTTACCTATTCGAGCAGTACCGCGAAAAACCGCTATACCACGGCGCTGGTGTCATGGTCCGATCCGGGCAACGCCTACGCCGATGCTATGGAGCCCGTATTTGAGCAGGCGCTGGTTGCGCGGTACGGTTTTAACCAACTGGAAATGACCGCCATCGGCTGCACCAGACAGTCAGAGGCGAACCGAAAGGGGCGCTGGGGCATTCTCACCAACAACAAGGATCGTGTTGTTTCGTTTGATGTCGGTCTGGACGGAAACATACCACAGCCGGGGTACATCATTGCCGTGGCAGACGAGCTGCTGTCCGGAAAGGTTATGGGCGGCCGCATCAGTGCCGTAAACGGTCGCGTTATCAAACTTGACCGCGTTGCTGATGCAGAAGCTGGTGATCGCCTGATTCTCAACCTTCCCTCAGGAGCGTCACAGAGCAGGACCATTCAGGCTGTGAACGGCCGATCAGTCACAGTCACTACTGCATACAGTGAGACCCCACAGACCGAAGCTGTTTGGGTGGTTGAATCTGACGAGCTTTACGCGCAGCAGTATCGTGTTGTCAGCGTTTCTGATAACGATAATGGCACTTTCTCGATTACCGCCGCATGGCACGACCCGGATAAATATGACCGTATTGATACCGGAGCCATCATTGACCAGCGGCCGGTGAGTGTGATCCCGCCGGGTAACCAGTCGCCGCCTTCGAACATCGTGATCAGCTCGTTTTCCGTGGTGCAGCAAAATATCAGCGTTGAGACCATGCGCATGAGCTGGGACCAGGCGCAGAACGCTATCGCCTATGAAGCGCAATGGCGCCGCAATGACGGGAACTGGGTTAACGTGCCGCGCAGCTCCACCACGTCATTCGACGTCCCGGGAATTTACGCCGGACGCTATCTGGTGCGCGTGCGTGCTATCAATGCCGCTGAAATTTCCTCAGGATGGGGATATTCGGAAGAGAAGACACTGACGGGCAAAGTAGGAAACCCACCTAAGCCAGTAGGATTCACGGCCACGGGTATTAACTGGGGCATTCGTCTTAACTGGGGCTTCCCGGCAAACACTGGCGATACGCTAAAAACGGAAATTCAGTATACCGCCAACAGTGACTTTTCGGATCCACTCCTGCTCTCAGACGTGCCTTATCCATCTGCGGAATACACCCAGCTCGGCCTTAAAGCCGGGCAGGAATTCTGGTACCGCGCGCAGCTGGTCGACAGAACAGGTAACGAGTCCGGATATACCGACTGGGTAAGGGGTATGTCAAACGATAACGCCGATGATTATCTGGGGGATATCGCAGAC